CTCTAGGTATAATTTATATATCTCTTTATGGTACATCCCAAAAAAGTTAAAAGTTCTATAATCAATCAAAGAAATTTTTTTTGTTTTAATTTTTGTTCTGACTCCCCATTTTGCAGAGCCTATCTCTTCATACATGGAGTCAACCATATCTTTATATTGTTTATATAAGAATTCGTTCCTAATGTTTTCTAGTTTTGTTATCATAATTTTTATTTATCTAAAATTTCATTTGGTGTTTTTTCGTAAGGTCTGAGAGAATGCCAAGTTGCTGGCAAAATAGGATCTTTAAAGTGCTCTAGATCTTGCTCTAGAATAATTTCTTTAGATTCTCCCAAAACTATATTCTCATTTTTTTTATTTTTAGATCTTTTAAATTTTAATGCTAAAATTAATTTAGCTGATTGTTTTTGCATATTAGAAGCAGCTTTACTTGCAGAAAGACCTTGTCTGACTCTAACATTATACTTTGCCCACCAAACAGTATATCCTAATATGGCTAATGAAATATTTATCTTTTTTCTTCTATAGTAAGGCTGGCAGTAAACTCTGTTTACTACAGCATCTTTACAATTTTTTGCTTTATCGTCTTGTATATTTAAAATATCTATCCATGAAGTAGGATAGTCATTATTTATAAAATTAGAAAATATCAATGTTCCAGATGGATTTTTATCATTAAGGTAAAGGCATTCAATGCCTCTATTTCCATGTACGTCTTGCATTAATGTCCATTGAATCCAGGATCCTTTTATATATTTAGGATATTTTCTAAATATTGGAAAAATAAAACCTTTTGTTGATTTTGCACCAACAAATCCCATATTGTAAATATGCTTAACTAAATTAAGCATGCTTATTAGGCAGGGGTTGTAGGGTCGGTGTCTCCTGCTGTAGAGTCTTTCCATTGCTGGTAAAGTACCTCTAGGGATTCAGAAACGCTTTGGTTTGGCTCAGTAATAACGTTAGGTGATGTTATATCTAGTCTAACTGAGTCGTGGACTAAAGAGTTATCTGTAAAGAATACGTCATAAGGCTCTGTGTTAATAGTAATAACTAACTCTGGTCCTTCTGAAACTCTTAGCTCAATAATTGGCTGCCAGTCACTAAATGTTGGAGAGTAAATTAAATCTGTTTCTACAATTTCATTTGCTGAAATAAATCTTGCTACTCCGTCTCTTTTAGCTAATACCCAGTGAGTATTTGTATATTTATTTCCATTAATTACATAGGTAGTCATTGCAATATTTGCTGAAATAGATACCACTGTTGTTTCTATATCAGTATTAATTTGTGGTGAAGCAGATGACCAAGATTCAATAATTTCTTCTAGTCCTACGCCGTCCATTGGCAAATCATCAATTGCTGCTGAGTACAAAATATCTCCTGCAGAAACGTTGTGAGCTAACACAAGACCTTCAGGAACCTTTGAATGAATTAATGTATCTGCTCCAATTGATTTTCCTGGGGTAAAGCCGAACGGGGTGAAGCCGAACGGGGTGAAGCCGAACGGGGTGAAGCCGAACGGGGTGAAGCCGAACGGTGCAAAGCTAAATGCTGTTGTTGTAATGCTTCCTGAATAAGGAGAAAATTCTCCACTTCCATTAGCATTTCTAGCTCGTACTCTAAAGTTCCAAACAAAGTTATTGTCTTGGCTTGCAAAATCTACGCTGTTTGTTCCAACTGATACAGTCTTATTTGCGTCTCCGCCTCCACCATTATCTTCTACATAATAATCAATAATTGCTGATCCACCGTCTGCTGGTGTTGACCAGGAAGCCCGATTGTTTTGTGCTCCATTGTTTGCTGCTGACGGAGTTGGAATTGTATCAGGAACTGTTGTTGCAGTAATGCTATTAGACGCAGCAGATGCTGGAGAGTTTCCAACTGCATTTGTTGCTATAACTGTAAATGTGTATGCTGTACCTGATTGTAGACCAATTACAGACAGGGGAGATGATGGTCCTGACGCAGTGTATGATCCTGGAGAGGATGTTACTGTGTAGGATGTGGCTGCAGGTGAGTCTGCTGGTAAAGAAAATGTTACATCAGCCCGTCCATTATTGAATGCACGACCTGAACCTACGTCTGTTGCGGTTACTGACGTTGGTGCCTTTGGCTCCAAAAAGTCGTTTGCTGACTGTGATATCTTACCTGCTTTTTTACCTCTTGCCATTTTTTATCCCCTTTATATTTTAATTATTTTAAATTAAGCTTTAAGATCTCCGTAAGCGACCCAAGTATTTGCTGCTCTCTTAAAGATAGTAGCAGATGACCACTGGGTGCGTAACTTTAATCCTGGTGTTGCGTTAACAGTAACGGTTCCGCTAACTCCTGCAATTGATACTTCTCCAGCACCTGTCTGAAGAATATCTAAAGAAGTTCCTATTGGATAATTTACTGTTGCATCCTCTGGAATTGAAATTACGGCAGCTGAGGCTGAGTTTACTTCAATTAAATCGTCTCTTTCAGTAAGAGATGTTAGTGTGTATGATCCTGTTTTCTGTACAATTGGTGTGTATGAATCTACTTTACCAGCTAATGCTGTTGTAATTGATGCTGCGTAGTTTGCATCGTCTCCAAGTGCTGCTGCTAGTTCGTCAAGAGTATTTAGTGCTCCTGGTGCTGATGCAATTACTGCAGAAACCTGTGATGTTGCGTCTGCAATTGCTGCTGCTTGTGCTGCAGCTATTGCTGCTGCTTGTGCTGTTGAAACTGGCTTATCGGCATCTGATGTATTTGTAACGCTACCTAATCCAAGAGATGCGGCTGTTACTGCAGCAACCTCTGACTTAAGTGCAAGTAATGAAGTGTCTGAAATACCGTGTACGCTTGTTGTATCTGCGGTGTGGGTATCTAAATTTGTTGCTGCTGTGGTAGCGGCAGCTGTAATTGCTGCTGTTCTAGCAGATGTTTCTACTGCAATTGCTGCGTCTCTGGCAGTTGCTTCTCCTGCTACTACTGCGGCAACAGCTGCTACAGTTGTTAATGCCGATGTATCTACAATTCCGTGAACGTTTGTTGTATCTGCATTATGGGCAGAAATTTCGGTGTTTACATAGTTCATTGTTGACAATGCTGCCATGTCCGCTACTCCGTGAACGTTTGTACTAATAGCAGCGTGTGTTGCAATTCCTGCTACTGTTTGTGTTTGTAGATCATCTGCATATTTCTTAGTTGATGCATCGTAATCTGCTGTTGGTGTTGCAAGACCTGTGATTTTGTTATTGCCCATTGCAATAACGCCAGTCATTGTTCCGCCAGCTAATGCTAATTTAGTTGCTATGCTAGTGTTAATTGTAGTTACAAAGCTTGCGTCATCGTTAATTGCTGCAGCTAGCTCGTTAAGAGTATCTAAAACTCCAGGAGCTGCGTCAATTACATTTCCTAATTGATTAATTGGGACCTGTCCTTGTGCATCTAGTGATGCTACTCCGTTAGCAACGCCACGATCTTCAACTAAAAGATAGTCGCTAAGTGTATTTGTTAAATCTGAAGGAACAACGTTTGAATAAGCTAGGGCTGTCCAAGCAGTAGATCCTGTTCCAATTTTAATTTTTCTAGTATCTGACTCTACTCCCATTTCTCCTGCGGATAGAGTTGGATTTGCTGAAGTCCATTGTGCTGCGGTACCTCTGCGAATTTGAATTCTTACTGTTGACATTTTATTCCCCTTTTACTGCTTTAGTTATGATATATTATATCATTTTTTTTGTTAAGCTATTGAACCTGAATCAAAAACAAGTTGAAATGAAGAGGTAGAAGGATCTCCACCGCTAGCTACGCCAGTTGTGCCTGAGTTATCCACTCCATTAGCCTGAACTGTGTATATAGGCTCTCCATTATAATCGATTGCCAGACCAAGATCCATAAATGAAATTTCTTCAGATAAGTCTGGTAAGTCTGTTGCAAGTGCAACGTTAACCCAAGCATTATCTAATTGAATTTGTAATTTATTTGATGCTGTATCGAATCTTAAAGGGGTTGTTCCTAGTATGACTGAAGACTGGAATGTAGCAGCGCCTGCGACATTGAGTCCATTCTTTATTCTAAAGTTTTTATCTGTTGTTGCCATTTAAGTTCACATATCCCCTAATTGTTTTTTTGGGGAGATTTCAGGCTCTCCCCTGGCCGTTTATTTAATTATTTAATTAATGTTCCAACAACAACAACTTCAGTATTATTGTTTGCTGGTGTTACACGAATTCTTACATCTGATCCAGAATAATCTGCTGTTACTGCAGCTAACTCTGTTCCATTTGAGTATGTAATTCCGTATTCGGAAACTGCTACGTTGTTAGAAGTATCAAGTGTAACTACTAGGTCTGATACCTGAGTATGGCTACCATTCTTTGCTTTAATTACAAGTTTAGCACTGCGGTAATCTGCTGCTAACCATGATATGGCAGTAGTTGCTGCTGCGGTTTCAATGTTTCCAGTTGTTGCTGCAACTTGCTTAGCAACAGAGTTGTAATTAATTGCTGTAAATGCTGTAGTTCCGTTTTGCTGTGCTGTATTAGCAGCTGCTGCGGTTGCTTCTGCTGCTGCTTGGGCTGCGTTGGCCTTAGTTGTAGCATCTGCTGCTGCGGTTGCTTCTGCTGCTGACTGAGCTGCGTTAGCCTTAGTTGTTGCATCTGCTGCTGCGGTTGCTTCTGCTGCTGACTGAGCTGCGTCGGCTTCTGCTTTAGCAAAAGCTGTTGTAGCTATTTGAGTAGTATTTGTATTTGCTGCTGCTGTCGGTGCAGTAGGTGTTCCAGTTAAATCTGGAGAAGCAAGTGGGGCTTTTGTTGCCAAAGCTGTTGTAATAGTTGTTGTGTAATTATCATCATCATTAATTGCTGCTGCCAATTCATTTAATGTATTAAGAAGTGCTGGTGCACCATCTACTAATGAATCTACTGCAGTTGAAATTGCTGTATTACGGTTTGAAACTTCTGTTGATATTGCGGATGAAAGAGCGGATGCTGCGGTTGCTTCTGCTGCTGCTTGGGCTGCGTTGGCCTTAGTTGTAGCATCTGCTGCTGCGGTTGCTTCTGCTGCTGACTGAGCTGCGTTGGCCTTAGTTGTTGCATCTGCTGCTGCGGTTGCTTCTGCTGCTGCTTGGGCTGCGTTGGCCTTAGTTGTAGCATCAGTTGCTGCTGCAGTTATTGCTGCTGACTGGGCTGCGTTAGCCTTAGTTGTTGCATCTGCTGCTGCGGTTGCTTCTGCTGCTGCTTGGGCTGTTGAAGCTGCTCCGTAAGCATCAAATACGCCAGATTTAATATTAAGCTCTCCAGCAATAACTTCCATTTGTGTTGATTCAACAGATGTTACAAGAGTAGCTCCTCCAACAAGGTTAAGGATGTAGGCATCTCCGCCTGTCTCTGTAAGTATATTTTGACCATTGATTGTACCTGTTGCGCCTTCAACTACAAGACCTGATTTAATTCTAAAGTTTTTTACTACTGTTGCCATTTTTTATCCCCTTTTACTGCTTATATTTTTATTGCTGTTCTAATATATCTTGCAGTAACTGCTGCACTCGTTGGAGTTACGCATAAACCTATTATACCTGAATTTTCTTCAAATGTAACATTTGCAAGGATAGTATTTGTGTTAGAAATAATGTTTGATTGCGATACGTTTAAGTCAGTTCCATCATTAAGAATTACAATGTCTGATGTCTCAAAAAGACTTCCACGAGAAATCTGCAACTGATAATTTACTGTTCTAAAAGCTGTTTTTGAAAATGTATCTAATGTTGTTTTGTTTTCAATATCACTTACAGTTAAATCGTTGTTTCCGTCAAGACCTAAAAGATCTACTGTTGTGTCTGTGGCATTATTTAGGCTTGAAATAGATGCCTGCACCGCTGCAATCTTGTATTGAATTGAGTTTACATCTGTCGATCCATCTATACCAACTTTTGCTTCTAGCGCTTCAATAGCATCATTAGCATTTATATGTTGATCTGCGTGGGAAGGACTTGCTAAACTGTTTGTGCTTGTTGGGTTTGTTAAAGTATCTAAGCTTGTCGGGAAACTAGTTGCCAATTGTGCCACCATCCATTGTTACTGCATCATTTATTATGTTTAGCTGAGAGTCTGGGACTCCGCCGTCATACCCAATTATAACAGGGTTTTGTTCTTCAATTATTGAATTTTCATTTATATTTGTAAAATCTAATTCGTTTACATCTACTGTATGTACGTTGCCATCATAGTCATGTGTATGAGGTAAAAATGATAAATCTCTAGTTAAAGAGACCCACCCATTACCATCATGAATTTTTAAAGCTCTATCAGTTAAATTAAAAAACAGGTCGCCCATGCTTCCTTGAGGATCGGAAGCAAGGGAAACAATGTTTAATAAAGATTTAACCTTTTTAGACATTTTAGCCTACTACAACAACTCTATATTGGCTGGCTGTAGGTGCTGAAGCAAATCCAATTGAGACAATGTCTAATGTTGAATGTGTTGTGTCTACAATTACTTCTTCTTTAGTTGAAATGTCATAAACAGTAACTGCTACATCTCTTGTGTTTAAGAAATGAGACACTTGAAAAACGGTTGTAGATCCGTCTCCAATTGTTTCTGAGAATTTTCTAGCAATTGCGTGATAAGGCGCTCCAGTGCTACCAATTTTCCATTGATCTGAAGTTTCGTCCCAGAGAATTTCTGCATCTGGTGCGCTTCCTCTTTCTACAACGATTCCAGCATCTACCGTTGGTTCTCCTGTTGCATTGCTATTAAGTTTTACTTTATTATCTTCAATATTAATCTGTGTTGTATTTACAGAATTAACGGTTCCAATAACGTTTAGGTTTCCACCAACTTGCAAGTTTCCAGTAATTTCTACGTTGTCTGGCAAACCTATTGTTACTGCAGAAGTATGACCACTATTTGGAGAAACAGTAACTTCGTTTGCTGTTCCAACGATAGTTGCTACATAGTCTCCTGTTGTTTGTGTGTCTAGCGGTATAACTAAGTTTGTGTCACTTGCTGATGTTATACGACCCTGTTGATCAACTGTAAATGTTGGTACTTTGGTGATTGAACCATATGTTCCAGCAGTTACGGCTGTATCGTCTAGATCTAATGTTGTTGTTCCAGATGCATCATTGTATGAGGCTGTTAGTGATTGCCCACCAATTATATATTGACCAATTGCATCTTGTATTACCTCTAATGAACCAGAAGTTGATATCCAGTTTGTCCCATCAAAAAAGTACAAAATATTATTTGATGTATCAAAATAAATTTGTCCTGATACTGGTGAGGATGGTGCGCTTGCTAAATTTTGAACTCTAGCATTTAAAAGTTCATTTTTATTTAGATCAAGATTTACTACAAATTTTCTTGCCATTTTATTTCTCCTTTATGACAGGTATGCTGTCCCTGAAAATGGTTGAGCCATTCTCAGCGTTATTTTGTTTAAACTATTGTAATCCACTTCAGTTTCTACAATATCGCCTGAACTAGCTTTTACTGTTACGTTTGGGCTAAATCCAAGATTGTGCTGTATTTCTATAGAATATGCTCCTTGTGATAAAACAAGATTTTGTAAAGACCAGGAACTAGAAAAAGAAAATTCTCCTGGGGTTTGAACTAAAATAATTTGCTGGGCATTACTCCAAGACAAATCATTAAGTTTTGGTCCATAAAATTTTGTTGTTACAATGTCGTAATAAAAGTCTCCAGTAACTCCTAAATTATTTGAAGGTGTTCCAGATCCGTTTAATATTGTTCTTCCCGCAGGTCCTTGTGGTCCTGGAGTTTGAACAACTACTTGCTTCTTTATTCCTGTTACTACTACTTGTTCTGTCATTAGATAGTCACCGATCTGCTAAGAGTTAAAAATCCCTCAAGAAGTTTGATTTTATTTAAATTGCTGTCTGTGACCATTATGTCATAAGATGACTTTGGATAAAATAATTTACTTGTTTGAGTTGGTGTCATTTTAATTGTTAGCTTGCCATTAAGAGGGTCTATTGTAATTCCACCAGATGGTGATGTTAGAGTAAAAGCTAATTTAGTTCCGCCTTTTGAATCACGGACTTGCATTTTTGCAGAAGCGCCAGTTAAATCAATGGGATTTCCCTCTTGATCTTCATAAATTGCTTCAAACGTGTGGGTTGTATTTTGATCTACTTCCCAATTTTTTTGTCCTGCCATTTGCTAGTACTCCTAAATAGGAAAACTCCTATGCTCATTTTAGCATAGGAGCTATCCCAATCGAGTAAGAATTACTTCTTGGTAAATCCAAAAGCTAGTTCATTTGGATTTAATGCCTTTAAGATAACGGGTGCAGTGGCTGCAATTCCGCCCATTAAAAGGTCTCTAGGGTTTGTGTTCCCTGTCATGTATAAAGCAATTGCCGCACCTAAGAAGTGGCGACCATAGCTTGCTAGTGCTGCTAGAATTTTTTCTTGCATTTCTAATAGTCCATTCTGTTTAAGATCTTTTTTCATTTAGATCCTCCTATTTCCAGACATTTCGCCCAGGAATTTGGGTGTTAACCCAATGTTTATTATATACCTATTAAGAAGAAATGTCTACAAGCTCACAGTTGCCGTCTGAGCTGCAGGCAAGCGTAGCGTTTGTAGAGGTTCCATCTTCTGTTTCATAAAAATACAAATCTGCCCACCTAATTTCTTTTGGCATTTTTGCAAGCAATTCTTCATATTCTTTTTTAGAGACTTCTTGGTATGGTGCTTGTTTGTATGAATGATCTGAGTGCGGCAAAAAAGAAATTCCAGACACTTCATCAAAATGTTTATATACCCAAGCCCCTACGTCCATCCACTCATCTTCTTTTACTGAAATTGTAATAGATGGCTTGTGTTCACACCATGCACGCTGATAGACTAGCCAAATATTTAAATGCTCAATTGCTGTTAAATCATTTCTAACTACGGCTCCTTCTGGAGCCTTTACTGGAAATGAAAACACATAAGTATCGTTTGGCTTCATGACATCATCTTCTACTGGAATTCCAACTTCTTTTAAAAATGTAGATACTGGGTCTCCTTTTGAACCACGAACCGTTCTAATGTAATATGGTGAGTGCCAGGCATGCATTCCTGAAGAAACTCCAACTAGCTGAGACACTGTTCCAGAAGGCTTTACGCATGTAATAGCAGCAGACTCTGGAATTCCAAGATTTTCTGCTTCTTTTTTATTTGTTTCTCTGGCTTTTTCCCTAAGTGTCATTAAAAATACCTCTAAAGACACCAGGTCTTCTTTACCAGACATAAACTGATGTCCGAATTGGCCAGTTAAAGATACTCCAAGTAATCTTTCTTCTTCGGTGTTGTCTTTCCAAATTTTACGAAGGTATTTAAAATTAGTAAGAGTAGATTGCCATGTTCCAAGAATTGTAGCTAACTCTACTTTACGCTCAATATCTTTTTTTGTATCTTTTTCACGTAATACGACTTCTGAAAGATTGCAAAACTGATAAGGACGTAAAATAATTTCTGAGCATGGGTTAGTTCCGTAGTGTATATCTGGATCTCTTCGTCCGTACTTGGCTGCCTGGGCTTGAGCTGCGGCCACATTGTATATGCCTCGTTCTCCAGACTTTGAGTCATAAAGCGATTTCCATTCTGCTATAAACTGTTCCATCTCTGGCTTGCGAGAATACGCAACAGAGTTATTTGAAAGAGCACGTTGTGGGTTATGTTCCCACCAGTTACCAGTTTTTGCTTGAGCCATTTCAATGTCATTAATATTAGAAAGAGAAATTAGTGCAGACCTTCTAACTCCTCCAACAACTACAATTTCTCCAATCTTACACATAATGTCATGTGCTTCAATTGGCTTAAATGATCTTCCTGCTGCAGATTTAAATTTTGCAATTGTAAAATCAAATAAATTGACTAACGGTTGTGGTCCAGATGATCTTCCTCCCATTGTCTTTAGTCTTGCGCCAGCTGGTCTAAGCTTACTTACATCAATTGAAGGAATTTGACCAGACCAAAGAAGTGCAAGCAATTCACGAAATGCTTTTGACCAACCAGATTTAGAATCTTCAACTGTAATTACTATTGTAGATTTTTCAAAAGATTCAGGAATAGCGGGAAGCTTATTAATATATTTATACTCAACAGAAAATCCCACTCCTGTTCCACACATAAGAATGTACATTGTTTCATCAAATGATCTTGGAGAATCTACTGGAATAAAGGAGCAGTTGTACCCTGCTACGTGATCTCTATCTAAAGCAGGACCTGCTGTCATTACTGATCTCATGGAAGGCATTACGTCTCGATTGTAAACTGCTTCTTTTAATTCTTTTAATAGTTTTTCGTCTGGAACGTAGTCATTGTTATCTTTAATATAATTTAGCATATACTCAAAATATCTATCTACTGTTTCTCCCCAAGTTTCACGACGCATTTCTTCTGGGATCCATCTTGCGTATCTAGATAGCGCAATAAAATTTTCGTATGGATTTTCAATAACTCTTGACATATACACCTTTTTCTTCGCTTAGCGTTTTGATTTTTTTGGATGAAGTCTAAGTGTACCAAACTTTATTTATAAAAAGAAGTGTTTATATTTTTTTTAAAATTATTATTACTCAACTAAAATAATTTTTATCAATCTAAATAGTTAATCACAAACACTAAACAAGAGATTTAAGCACATAAAATACTAGTTGACTAGATTGACTTATTTCTATTATCAATGGTATTATTATAGTTCGTTATCTCTAAAGGAGGAATGCCAATGGAGAAAATTAAAGAACGTTTGAGTGATGTAGTCCATAACTGGATGGCAATAGGAGTAGTAGTACTATTTTTATTTTCCGTTCAGCCAGGCCCAACAGCTTCTCAAGCTTTAACTGTAGAAATACAAAAAACTGAAAAACAACTAAAAAGAGAAATACTCGATAAGTTCAGCAATGAAACTTATAAGCACTCTGAAATGCTTGCCCCAGAAGATTTAAAAGATTTACTGTGGGCTGTAGGATTTGAAGGGTCTGCTTTAAAGACAGCTTGGTCTGTTGCAAGAGTAGAGTCAAACGGAAGACCGCTTGCTTTAAATGACAACAAATCAACTGGAGATAAATCTTACGGAATTTTTCAAATCAATATGCTAGGAGAACTTGGCGTAGATAGATTAGAAAAATTTGAATTAGTTTCAAATAAGGAATTATTTGATCCAGTAACAAACGCAGAGATAACGTATTTTATGACTAAGGGCGGCAAAGACTGGTCCTCATGGTCTGCATCGACAGACAAAGCCAAGAAACTAATTTCAAAGTTTCCTAAATAAATAAAGGCCGAGGGGGGGACCCCTCGGCTCTTTATTAAACAAATGATAGAATGAAGT